ACGCCAGACCCCAATAAAGTAAATATTAGAATGAATGATATGTACACCTACAACGAAGGTGGACTAGATACTAGGGGAGCTCAAGGAATAATGATTTCGGGGGATAGTATAATATATTCTACTTCTGGATTATTAAACTCAAGAAAAACAACCGTTTTATCTTACCTTCACAAAGCACTAAAACCTCTCAATCAACTCCGAATGGTAGAAGATGCGATTGTTATCTATCGCATTTCACGAGCGCCAGAACGTAGAATTTTCTATATTGATGTTGGAAATCTCCCAAAAATAAAAGCAGAGCAGTACATTCGTGACATTATGACACGATATAAGAACCGATTGTTGTATGATTCTGATACAGGAGAAGTAAAGGATGACAAACGACATCAATCAATGCTGGAAGATTACTGGCTGCCACGAAGAGAAGGTGGAAGAGGTACAGAAATTACCACACTTCCTGGCGGAGAAAATCTTGGCCAAATGGATGATGTAGAATTCTTTCAGAAGAAACTTTATAAAGCAATGCACGTTCCTGTATCTCGATTGGAGGCTGACTCTGGTTTCTCTTTGGGGAGAGAAAGCGAGATATCTAGGGACGAGCTGCTTTTTAGTAAATTCATTCAAAAATTACAAAAACGATTTTCAATCATGTTCAACGATATAATGGAAAGACAGTTGATACTGAAGGGTATACTGACTTCAAATGATTGGTTAAAAATTAAAGATAAAGTACATTATGCATTCAATACAGATCATTATTACTCCGAATTAAAAATGCATGAGATAATGACACAACGAATGACTATTGCAAGAGATATGGAAGATATGGTTGGTAAATACTACTCAAGAGAGTGGTTTAGAACTAATATCCTTCATCAGTCTGAAAATGAAATTGAACAAGAAGATAAGCAAATGGATATAGAAGCAGAGGCTGAAGGTGGTGAAGAAGGTGAAGAAGAAGGTGGATACGGTGAAGAAAAAACAATTGATTTGGGTAATGATTCTAGCACACAATTAACCGAATTATCGACATTTCGTAAAAGAAATTTAGGTTAAGTTAGAGTTATTTAATTGTATAAATATTAATAGATAATTTTTGGAGATTAGAATGGCAGAACAAGAAACACAAAAAGAACTTAAAATGGTTGACATAGTAGATTTTTCAATGCAGGATAAACCAATTAAGGTTACAGATGCATTCAATACGCTTATTGCGGATAAAGTAACAAGTGCAATAGATACACGAAAACAAGATGTTTCTGCCAGAATGTTTGCAGATAAGGTAGAACAAGAACCTTCAGTTGAAGAGCCTGTTGCAACACAAGAACCAACTAAAGTAGAAGAACCACCAGCTGAACCAACGGAGGTACAAACATGATTATAAAACTAAAAGGAACTCAAGCAGCTGCTCCTACTGGATCTGGTACTGCAACTAACCTAAGTAAAGCAACTTGTGTAAGAGTCTTTAATTCTGGTTCAACTGTAAGATTAGTTACTCTAGAAGAATCTGGTGGAACAGATATAGGTACTATGAGTGTAGCAGGAGGTGCAACTGAATATCTTGAAAAAGATCCAACTGATCAAATATTTGCTGCTCATGCAGAAATTCTTTTAGCATCTGTTGCATTAAAGGGATAATGAAAACACTTAAACAACTCAGAGGTATCTTGGAAACTCCTGTAGAACAGGATGACAGTATACTTTTAGGCAAAATATCGAAAGAACCTCTAGAGGAAGATGTTGAAAAACAATTACGAGCAGTAGTAAAAAAGAAACGAGAAGCAGACATAAAATTTAAATCAGGCACATCTGTACCGATAGATCCAGATGCTGCTTCTACTATATTAAAGACTTTAGACTCTCTAAATAGTACTAACAAGAAAAAAATGCGAGACAACATGAACAAAGACACAAAGTCGTTCTTGAAAATCTTGGATTTTGCATTCGATAACGTAAGGTAGGTAAAATGAAATTAATTTGCGAACTTACAGAAACAGTAGAATACGAACTGATTGAAGAAGGTGCAGGGAAACCTAAACAATACTTCATTGAAGGTATCTTCATGCAGTCAGAACGAAAAAATAAAAACGGCAGAATTTATCCGTTGCCTGTCCTTGAAAAAGAAGTAGATCGTTATGTCAGAGAGTACGTTGAACCAAAACGTGCATTTGGAGAATTAGGACATCCAGACGGCCCAACTGTTAATTTGGATCGTGCATCGCACATGATTACCTCTTTGAAAAAAGAAGGTAAGAATTTCGTAGGTAGGGCAAAAGTTTTAGGCACACCAAATGGTATGATTGTTAAAAATCTTATCGATGAGGGTGCTAGGCTAGGTGTTTCCTCAAGAGGTATGGGAACATTAAAGGCAGACAGAAAGAATGCACAAGTTGTGCAAAATGACTTCTATCTTGCAACAGCTGCAGATATTGTCGCAGATCCTTCTGCACCTAATGCTTTCGTTGAAGGTATTATGGAAGGAAGAGAATGGATTTGGGATAATGGGTTGTTGAAAGCACAAGATGTTGAACGAGCAAAGAATAATATTCTAAATGCTCCTTCCAAAAAGCTCGAGGAAGTGAAATTAAACGAGTTCAAAAATTTATTGTCAAAGTTGTGATTTTATAAATATTAACAGTATAACGTATGTACACAGAATATACCATAATTTAGGAGTACCAAGTTCTATGGAAAATACAACTCAAGAAGAAATTCTGGAACAAACTGAGCAAGAGGAACTTGTTGAAGCTCCAGAACAAATCGAAGAAACAGAAGAGACTCAAGAAGTCGTAGCAGAAGCACCTAAAGCTAAAGTCAAAGAAGACGATGACGAAGAAGAAGGTGAAGATGATGACGATGAAGAAGAGGAAGACGAGCAAGTGAAGAAGGAGGAAGTAAAAGTTCCTACTACTAAAACTGCAATGATTTCCGCACTTTTTGATAAAGTTAATGGACTCAAAAAGGAAGATGTTTCTAAACGTTTCAAAGACCTAATGGATGTTATCGAAGCCGAAGATCTTGGTGGAGAAACAGTCGATGATGCCTCACCAGAAGGTGATAAGGTTGCCGTAGGTAAAAAGAAAAAGAAAATTAAAGTTTCTGTACCAGAAATTAATGTCAAAGAAGATATCGATGCATTAGTAGAAGGTGAAGAACTATCTGAAGAATTCAAATCCAAAGCATCAACAATTTTCGAAGCTGCAGTTCATCAAAAAGTGATGGAAATCGCAAGTTCAAAAGTTGAAGATATGGAAAAAGAATATCAGACAGAGCTGCAAGAAGAAATCGTTTCATTCCGTGACGAGTTGACTGACAAAGTTGACGGATACCTCAACTACGTAGTTGAAGAGTGGATGAAAGAGAATGAGCTTGCACTTGAGAGTTCTTTAAGAAGCGAAATCACAGAAGAATTCATGGGTGGTCTGAAAGATCTCTTTAAAGAACACTACATTGAAGTGCCTGATGAAAAGGTTGACATTGTAGAAAATCTGTTCGACAAAGTTGAAGACTTAGAAGGACAACTTAATGACAAAGTTCAAGATAATATTAAAATTAAATCTGAACTCAACGAATATCGTAAAGACAAGATTCTAGAAGAAGTTTGCAATGACCTTGCAGACACACAATCTGAAAAGATGAAGTCACTTGTAGAAGGTGTTTCTTACGAAGATGATTCCGAAAATTTTGAGGAAAAAGTGAAAACAATCAAGGAGAGTTATTTCCCTGACAACAAAAAACAGGATGAAAACGTTGAACAAGTAGATGCATCTGACGGAGAAGAAGTTTCTGATCCTAAGATGAATAGCATCATGGAAGCATATAGCAAAGCTATTGCTCGTAAATAATAACTTTAAACAATTTTAAGGAGTTTAGAAAATGCAACTTCAAGAAAATATAAACAAAAAGTGGGCTCCAGTTCTGGATCATCCAGATCTTCCTGAGATCAAGGATGCACATCGTAGAGCTGTTACCGCGATTTGTTTAGAAAACGTAGAAGCACAAGCTGCACTTGACAAAAATAGTGGTCAAGGTGGAATGCTGATGGAAGCCGCGCCAGTTACTGACATGGGGCTTACAACAGCAGCTGACTTTGCAGGTGGTGCCGGAAACCCAACTCATGCAAGCATCGACTTTGCTGATCCAGTTTTGATCAGTATGGTGCGACGTGCAATGCCTCAACTCATCGCTTATGATGTTTGTGGTGTTCAACCAATGTCAGGCCCAACAGGACTGATTTTTGCGTTACGTGCTAGAATGGACTCACAAACTGGTGACGAATTATTCTACAACGAAGCGGGTCATGCAACACAAGATAAGACATCTGGTGCTGCAACAGGAACAGGCGACATCAAGAATGTACCTGGCTTGTTAGTACATACTGATGGAACAGGAAACGTTTCTGCAAACGTTTACTCATCCACAGTCGGAATGGAGACAGATGCTGGTGAGACTGATATCTCACAAGAAATGTCCTTCTCCATCGAGAAAATTTCAATTGCCGCTGGAACAAGAGCTCTCAAGGGTTCTTATTCAATGGAACTTCAACAAGATTTGCGTGCTGTTCATGGACTTGATGCAGAAGCAGAACTTGCAAATATTCTTTCTGGCGAGATTCTTGCTGAGATCAATCGTGAGGTTGTTCGTAAGATTTATGTCAATGCAAAGATTGGTGCCGCTGTTGGTACTTCATCTGCTGGAATATTTGACCTTGACACAGACTCCAATGGACGTTGGATGGTTGAAAAGTTCAAGGGTCTAATGATGCAAATTGAACGTGATGCCAATGCTATCGCAAAGGGAACACGTAGAGGTAAAGGTAACATCATCATGACATCTTCAGATGTCGCTTCTGCTCTTCAAATGGCAGGAATCTTGGATTATGCTCCAGCAATGAGCACAAATCTGAATGTTGATGAAGCAGCAGGAACTTTTGCTGGTGTTCTTAATGGTCGATACAAAGTATTTGTTGATCCTTATGCAGCATCAAACGCAGCAGAATACTACTGTGTTGGTTACAAAGGTTCTTCACCTATGGATGCTGGTATATTCTATTGCCCATATGTTCCATTGCAAATGGTTCGTGCGGTTGATAGTGCAAGTTTCCAACCACGAATTGCATTCAAGACACGTTATGGAATCGTAGGGAATCCATTCGCAGAAGGTGCAACAGTTGGTAATGGTACTTTGGCAGCAACTAACCTGAATGCTTCAGGGCCAAATACAAATGAATACTACAGGAAAGTTCGTATCTCGAACCTCATGTAATTCATGACCTACATATTTGTAGGGATTCAAAAGGGAGGGGAGAAATCCTCTCCCTTTTTTTATTTGTAGTCATTTTCATGTGAGAGATATGATCGTAGTTATATCAAATGGAACATCTCGTTCCGTCTTTAATTTAAAACATCTGAATAATCACACCACATACGGATGTGATGAATTGTATAAAGAATATACTCCAACTCATTTGGTCAGTAAAGAGGGCCCAATGATATGGGATATTTGTAGGGATGGTTACACTAAAGAGAACAAGTGTTATTTCAAAATGTTTGATCGATTTCCTATGATGCAGTATGAAATGTTAAAAATGGCATTTCCTTCTGGTGGAAAAGTTCTAGAAACACAACCAAGAACAGATGAATTTGTCATGTTTGGAACTGGGAAAACTTCAGTAATCTATTGGATAGATCCGAATGAGCCAACAGAAAAATTAGAATGGTGGGGAGATGGTGGAGAGGACTCATATACAAGTGCAACCGCAGCAATGAGACTGGCCTGTTTACAAAATCCAAATGAGGACATATATTGTATCGGGTATGATTACTACTTAAATAGA